ATGAATAGAATAACATCAAGAATAACCGTACTGCCAAAAGGCGAGCCAATCTTCAGCTATCAAGCTACTGAAATTAGCATCGTGGACGAAGCTGCTGGGCCATTTATTGAAATAAAGCAATTCCCTCCAGAGGGGGATGAGCAATCCATTAAGCTCAATGTTGAGGAATGGCCATTCATTGAGAACGCCATTGATAAGATCATCCAAGAAATCGAGAAGCTGGAGGAGAAGCTATGAAAACAGAACAAGCAATTAAAGTCCTGCGTGATTACAACCTGTGGCGCAGGGGCAATGAGGACATGGAGCAACCAGACCCACGGGAAATCGGAGAAGCCATTGACGATGTACTAATGGCCATTGGCGACATGGAGGAGGAAGCCAGACTCCATCGTGGGGCGATCACAGGCTGGCAAAACAAATGGGAATGCGCGGTTGACATGGCAGCCAAGGCTAAAGATGAGCGCGACGAGGCTCGTGCAGATCTGGGGCATCTTAAAGAACAATTGGATTACACCAGAAAACAACGCGATAAAATGGTGGATGACTTGGATCAACTTGTTTTAACTGTGAGCGATATTAGGGATGCTCGCGGAATGGTGTAAGACAATGCTTAAATTTGACTAAACAACAAAATGAGTGAAACACTAGAGATAGAATTGCTTATGGAGGAGCTGGAAGAACAAGCTAGACTTCTCGGTATGAGTGCTGAGCGTGAGGTTGACCTAATGGCCAAGAACAGAAACCTTGAGAGAGCGTTAGAGAAAGCTGAAGCCGAACGCGACCTGTGGCGAGCAGAGGCCCAACGCTGGCGCGAACAAGCCATAGACCTAGAAGCACAGATCGAGACGGCAATCAAGCGCATCCAATGGCGACAAGACAACCTAGATCGAGGCATCAAAGAGCTAAAGGGTGACTATTGAATTTCCCGTAGGATCTGATACAATTTATACATATGGAAAAGAGATTTGAAAAGAAGGTAAAGAACCCCAAAACGGGTAGAACAAAGACGGTTAAGTACGGACAGGCGGGTAAAGCGGCAGATGGCGGCGATAGGATTCGGCCAGGTACGGCCAAAGGCGATGCGTATTGTGCAAGGAGCGCGAAGATTAAGGGCGACTGGAAGGACGACCCGAACAGCCCGAACAACCTTTCGCGCAAGAAATGGCGTTGCCGTGGCTCAAAATCCATGAAATAACCACCATGAGTGCTGGAAAGGGCGACTCACCCAGACGAGTAGATACGAAACGATACAACGAAAACTATGAACGAATCTTTAGAAAAACAACCATCGAACAGGAAGCTAAACCAGAAGCGGAAATTCAGTTTCGGGTCGGGGCGGAGGAGGAACCAACTCCAAGACAAGAAGATTAACATCCGAGTCTCCCTCTCGGTGGAGACATTTAAGCGGGTGGACAACCTTGCTAAGAGGCTGGATTGCTCGCTCTCAAGTGCGGTCGAGAGGCTAATCCGTACCCAAGAATCGGAGTCTATCGAGCCTACACGGGAGGTGAACTGGGACGAGTACAAGGCCAAGCGGCAGTTCTACCAGCTCACGGATGTTCTGGATGCCTCATTCCGCAGAAGGGGGCGTAAGGCATGAATACTCTCAAAGGATTTCCAAAACGCTACGAGGATGCCCCAGAAGCCATTGGAGACGATTGGTGGGGTCATTACCGCCTAGCCCTCGCTACAATCGATTCTGGGGGCATTGTGGTGATGTACGGGACGAATGGCACGGGAAAGACCCGCATGGCCTACGAGCTTGCCAAGAAATGCGTACCAAAGGCCACACATTATTCCATCGGCGGCATGGGTTGGAACGCCGGCAAGAAGGAAAGACCCGCCATTTACACCACAGCGGTCAACCTTTTCATGGAGATCAAGGACACATTCCGTCCAGACTCGGAGCAATCGGAGCTATCCTTAGTCAAGAAGTACACTGACGCAGGTCTGCTGGTGCTGGATGAGTTCCAGGAGCGGGGGGAAACCCCCTTCGAGGATAGGAAGATCACCAGTATTATCGACGCTCGTTATCAGAACGAAAGGCCGACCATCCTCATTTCCAACCACTCGCGGGAGGAGTTTGCCTCCAAGCTATCAGCGGCTGTGCTGGATAGAATCCGTGAGAACGGGGTTGGATTACACTTCAACTGGACAAGCTACAGGAAACAGGGTAGCATCTAGCCAACAACACCCCCGACGCCTCTTGACAAAGCGCACCAACGGGGGTTTCTTTTATGCAGGAATGGACATATTACGTCCATAATTGCGTACGCTTGCACATAATTCGATGTAATGTATGGCATTTCAGCCAATAAGTTGCTAAAATGTGTACTTAATCGTACATATCCGTCACTTAATGGAATAGTAATGACCCTTGGAGGTCTTGCGCAGGGCGAACTTACCCTCTTTGACTGCGCGGTTCAGCAACCTTCGTGCGCCTTCTACATGCATGTCCGCCTTATCTGCGAACTCATGAGCGGTGAACTCATCGTCACGCTTCGGCTGCTCGATGGCAGTTAGTTTCAACGCTTGCTCTAATGCGGTCAGTGCTTGTTTCGTTTTCATTGTTGTCGTTCGGATACATTGGTTTCATGTGGTCGCTCGGCTACAGGAGGCCCATCGGGGAGATCCAGTCGTTGCCTTCCTTGATGACATTCCACGCCTGCCATGCCCCAGTCTTCTCGTTGATGAGTCCATACAGGAAGCCGTTGCGCCATGCTAGTTTAGCAGGAGTGCGGTCGGCATAGGATAGTTGGTCAATGTCGGCAAGGCATCCAACGCTAAACGAGGATTGACCCTCGATGTGACGAGCTACATAGACATCTGGCTTGTGGACATGGCCGTGGATACAGGCTCCCCAGTTCTCAAAGTGGCTCTTAGCTGGGTACATCGTAGCCCTAAACCCGTGGATGAACTTTGGCCCACCCTCGGGAAGCGTTAGGTATTTACTGATGTGATACGGAACCCACTTAATCTTGCGCTTACGGAACTCGTCCTCGGAGGCTTGTGCCAGTTTAGCACAATGTTCACGAAGCATGCCGTCAGCGCACTTGGTTGAGTTCATCCAGATGCGGTCGTCATGGTTCCCAAGGGTGAGATAGTCCGGCTTAAACTCATCAAGAAATTCAAGGCCCATTTGATAGTCCTCAGAAATCCCATCTGCTTTCTCCTCTGGGCTACAGCCTCTACGGAGTGGCGAGAAATCCCATAGATCACCGAGGTGTATCTTGTGGTGTGGCTTCCAACTTTTAGCGAAGTCGAGTATCTTCTTTTTAGCTTCTTCCGAAACTAGGCAACCATGGTTATCGGCTGCGACGAGGAACTTTTTGTAGCTCATTGTTTTAGTTTTGTTTGTTGGAGTTTTCCCCACGCTGGGAAAAACAGGTGATCAAGGCAACGCACAACACCCTCCTCCACTTCCTCGAAAGGTTTGCAATGCGCGATGCCTCCGATGGCGAAGGCGGCGTGCATCATTTCATGGCGTAGGGTGTCTGTCATTTCCTTGATGTGACCTTTCCTAAGGCTTATCGTGAGATCGTCAAGCGAAAAACTACCGAAATCTTCAAGATTTTCGACAATCGCAATCTTCACCCGCAACCCACCGATATGGATATGCTTGGGAATGTTCATCGCGTAGCTTGGCATCGGTTGAGGATTCCAGCGTATTCGCCATGCAATTCGATTGCTTTTTGTCTGCGTATTTTCACGGCATCCTCAATGTTTTTGTATCGGCCAAGGAACAGCGTGACACCCTTGTGTCCAATTTGAGCCATCCATAGCTGTGTTCTTTTACACCATGTTATCCCTGTATGTCCAGACTTGTTGTTGGATTGAAGGCTTTTGTTGCAAGCGTTTTGCCTTCTGCTTGCTATCCTTAGATTGGATGGGTGGTTATTTGTTCCGTCACCATCAATGTGGTCAACCTCTTTATCCGTTGGATCAAATCCATTAGTCATCGCAAATATGATTCTATGGACTGGATACACAACTTGATTGACCTTCACTAAATAAAATTTACATCCATCTGCGTTCGTAGCCAAATGCCCAGCCATTTTCCCAGAATCTCTCGTCTGAGTCATTCGCCATCCCCTGTTTGTTTTAAAATGACATCTTGGCCTTTTATTCCAGATGACCCCTGATGGAGATTCATTTGATATGGTGAAGCATTCATTTAAGTAATGCACATCCGGCAGCTTGTTCGCTTTCATTGAAAGCACTATAAATCAAGCGCATTTATTGTCAAGTGGGTATTATCTCGTGCTTTGGAAATGCATCGCATCCCTCCCAATTGACCAACCAAGTCCATTCCAGCCTTCTCTAGCAAAAATCTCCATTATTTCGATGGGCATGTTGGATCTGCTGGGCCAATGCTCGCGGTTGCCGTTCGTGCTGGGGGCTAGGTCGATAGCTGCCCCTCTAGCGTGCAGGGAGGGCAGGGAACCACCTCTCATTGGTCGGTTGTTATAGACCCCACCATATTCCTTCAGCACCCAAGCGTGGGGCGTTTTAGCGATGTTCTCCAGAATGCGGCGCAGGCTTGGAGCTACCTTGTGGTGACACCTAATGGACTTAACATTCTTGCCGTCATAGCGGATGTCGAGGTCATTGACGGCAAGGTTGACCAATTGGGACTCATCTCCCGGTCGTCCGTAGAACTTGGTGAGTGCCGCTTGATCCTGCGTGGGCCAAGGGTGGTCTTTGGGCATGAGACTGCGGAGGTATTCCTTGCACTTGGCTACGGACTTCTCCCCCCAGAATCCATCTGGAGTGGCTCCTACACGCTTCTGAAGCTCAATGATCTGGTGGTATTGCATATGGTTGAATGTTACACCATAGGTCAAGACCACCTTAACCTACTCACCGCTTTTTAAGCAGCTGGTAGGCAGAAATCAAGCCAACAATGATGCCGATTCCAAGCGAGGTTATTCGCATTCCCCACTCGATTTGCTCTTGCAGGGAGGTGACAAGGCCGAGAACGGGTACTACGCTGCCCACAATGCCGTGTGCTGCGTCTCTAGAGGCATCTGCGCTCATTTGTTGTCCCGTGCTTTGATGAGGCCGATGCCAGCCGTTACAGCGGCAAATGCGCCCATGAAGTCGGGTGCTCCACCTTTGAGGACTTGAACGCCCACATTAGCGAGCGTTGCAACGATAGTTAAAATGCCGAGTGCGGTAGTTTTCATATGTATTATTCTGTTGGAATTATATCGGACGGAGAAATTGTTACGCGAGCGGACATTCCACCGAGGTCGTCAATGATTTGAGTGAACTCTGGGAAGTCAGCAGGCGTTGAGGGCGGGTTGCCACGGAGCGGGGTGTCGAGGGTCTGGTCGTCACACGGGACAAACACCAGTCCAGAGTACATTCCAGCAACGATAGGATACTGACCCGGTAGCCAGAAGACTGGAAGCCCACGGGATGTCTGAGCTAATGCCACGGCATCATTTGCCGCTTTCGCCTGTTCTTGAGTGACTGCGAATCCGATCATGGTAGCGTTAGTCCTGTGCAGGTTTCCCAGAGGTTCTTGAGCGCGAGGCTGAATGACTCTGCTTGCGCTGCGGTTAGGCCGAGTCCCATGCCGTAAGCGCCAAATCTGACAGTAGATGGCGCGAAAGAACCAAAAGTACCATTTGAATTGGTTGCCATAAAGGTCATTGTCTGAGTCGTAACCAAAACTGGAGAGGTTGCCGTGGCTTCATTTACTGTGGTCACGAATCCAGATGATGTCCTTTTGTAAGCAGAATTAGTGGTGCTGGTAGTTCTGGATGCTATCAGGACAGACCGAGCATCGGTTTCTGAATATGACACAGTAGACTGTGTGAAAACAGCAACATTACGAGTGCCTGTTCCTCCCGATCTAAAGCCAGTTCGACTTGAATTGCTGGAATCTTGAACCGAACCAAGCACTTGGTTTCCGTTAATTGCAGATGTTGCAGTAACCAAGCAATAAATACTACCAGATGATGTACTTAATCCCAATGTAGATGGGCTAGAATCAAACAAGAAATAAGCACTCGTTCCATTCCCAGTAACATATCCATTCGCATGAGTTGGAGTGCTAATAAATGACCCGCTCAAAGTTGAGATCATATCGATAGCGTTCGGAGATGCGCTCGCCCAGATCGGGAAATAAAGACGCTTCAACTGAGAATACCAACCTCCAGCTTTCGCGGTCTTGTAGAAGTTATTGATAGCTGTGCGCTGTGCCCCGCTGACAGTTGCCCCAGCCGCGACTACGGCATTGATATAAGCTTTTGCGGACGGGTCTAGACCACCAGCCTGTGTACCATTTAGTTGATATCCGTAAGCGTATTGCATTACCAGCGAAGTTGCATGTTAGCGTTAGTGCGGATGCGATTGCTCACAAACCCGCTTGTGTGATTCTCGTCTAGGCGGATTAGCTCTTCCGTAAGAAGTGCTTCAGCCTCTTGGTCGGCAAGTGCTGCCTTCTCCTGCTGTCCTTCAGCACGGAGGTAGTCGGCGTATGTGCCGTGGGCCAGGTACTGAAACCACTCTGCGGGAACGTTGGATGTCTCACCAGCACCATCACCATAGGTATCTGCAAACTGCGCCTTGTAGGTAAGGAATGCGGTAGATGGGTTAAGATCGCCAGCAACCAGAGTCGCGCCTTCAGCGGTCACGGTGAAATCAAACTCCTGCACGGAGGAGGCAATATACGGGGCTTGTTTAAAGAAGCGCAGGAAGGTGTCCACGCTGCTCTTCCCAGTCTCAGAGTATGGGACATAGCCAAGGGCTGGGCGAGCCGTGCCAGTGCCAGTTCCAGCACCAGTAGCGACGAAATACTCGCCAACCGTGTTTGCGCTAGAACCAATGGCGGTGAAGTCGGTGTTACCAACGGTTGCGATAAAGTAGCCACTACCAGAGACGATAGCGGTTGCGGCAATAGGGTCGCTGGACAGGTAACGCTCTTCGCCAATCTTGAGGAAGCGTGTCCAGTAGTTGCTGGAGCGGTAAGCCCTCTGCGCCCTGCGGTTGATTAGTGCCTTAATGCGTCCAGTTTCGATGCTGGCGAACACCACGCCACACAGGGCTTGTATCAGCGCAAATAGGTCAGCGTAGGTTCTGGTCTGCATTAGACGGCGTTAGGGGAAAGTTCTGGGTGAAACTTCTGGAAGTCGCGGATAAACTCGCGGTCATGCCATGCGTCTTCACCGTATTTATTGCGGATTAAAAAATACTCATGCGTAGGGACAACCGCAACGGCTCGGCCCAACGCGCCAGTTTTTACTCCACGGAGAGTGTCAGCTTCTTGAGCTGCGGAAATCTCGCGGAATTTTTGTTTTGTTTCCATGAGCTGGCGACCAGAGCAAAGCTCTTTCACCAACGCATCTGTCATTGCCTCCTCAGAGATCATCGTTTGGTTTAGAAGAGAGCGGAGGATGGGGATAGAACCCACCCCCCGCCATCAAGGATTAGGCAAACTTGGTAAGATCCAAGATGCGGAGGCCAATCATAATCTCACCAGCGGTGATCGAAGCCACAGCGGCATCGGTCACTTTGATGTAGACTGGGGTAGCAGCCGAAGCAGCACCAACTGGAAGCGATCCACCTTTGATAGTGGTGTTTCCAGCGGTCTGGACAAACGCGTCACCAGTGTTAAATGTTGGGAGTCCAGTGGTCATTGCATCAACGTCAAGGTTATCAATGAACTCGTCTGGGTCTGCCAATGTGGTTCCGACGTCAACGATCAAAGAGGTTGATCCTACGACAGCAACGGTTTCCGTGACAGCGCAGAGTTCAACAGCACCGCCAGCGGGGATTGTAGCGATGCGGCGAGTTCCACCAGTGCCAATGGCAATGAGGTCAGCGGCAGTGATCTTAACAACATCCGTGTAGGGGCTACGCTCGTTATTTACAAGTTGTGGCATAATTCAATTTTCCTTTCTTTTAGTGTTTAGTTGTGATTAGGAGTAAGCGATCTTACCGTGTGCGCCGGGATGCTTACAAACAAGCGTACCAACCATGTCCACGAAACCACGCTCGCCACCACCTTGGTTCTCAAGACGGGTCGAACCCATTGGGATAAGCGAGTTGAAGCCGAGATACTTCGGATTCACCACATAGCCACGGGTAGCGGCAGGCATACAGGAAGGGTTGCCATTGATGACATTTACGATACCGAAGTCGGACTCATAAACAGTCACCGCGTGGGTCACCTTCTTAGCGGTAGCATCTTGGCTGACGCGATAGACGGCTTCTGAAGCAGCAGCACCAGACGAACGGGTGAAGTTGCTGATCACCTTGCGGAGAGCAACACCAGCGATAAGGGTGAGGTTATTGGCCTCGCCATTGACGGTGTAGATCGACGCGATGATGTTGTTGAAGGTCGTCTCATTAGGAGCTGCCGTGAGGATCGAATCCGAAGGCGTACGATAAGCAGCAGGAACATCCGAAGGGCCAGCCGAGTCGAGCCAGTCACCAAGGCCACGGAGGGCGTATGGAGTGCCAGCACCGTTCTCAACGCTACGGTCATTGTCCGAGCAGATAGCAGCCTCGACATCGCGCTTCAGTTCACGCATCGACTTGGCTTCAGCTTGAGCAACATTGGCGGGGCCAACGGAGCTAACAGCTTGTTGCAGGTTCGACACGATGTAGTCGCGGCGGAAGATTTGGGTGTAGTTGCCAAGACGAGCGCGGCTAGCGAACTTGTCATCAAAGGAAGTAACATCCGTACCTTCAGAGATACCGGCAGTCGAAGGAGCCGAAAGAACATCGGCAGTCCACTCGCTGAAAGTACCAGTAGCCTTACCCTTAGCGCAAAGGCTAAGGAGCGGGGTTTCTTCTGGAGCAAGGAGGGTCAACTCGTTAGAGAGATCCTCGCGGTTGGAGATAGCGGAACCCGTGCCAGTCTTGGCTTGGGGCGCATTTGGTTGATAGGTGTTCGAGATACTCATAATAGTGATTTAATAAAGGTTATTTTAACTTAGCGATTCGTGAGGCAACCCAATCATCGACCGAACCAGTCGTTTCAAACCTGCTGTATGCGTCTTTGACCTTTGCCTTGGCATTAGAACCAGACTTAACCGAACCAGATCCAACTGGGGAAGCGGGTGGTGACACCTTCAACTTGTTCCCAGCTCCAGCTTGGATAGCCTTAGCTTTCTTTCCAAAGATAGACCTTGCCGCATGAGCAAGAATGTATTCAATTTGCATCCCAATCTCGGGGATTTCGCGTTTCACTCTGGAAACTAGGGGGTCTTCGACTAGCACCTTATAGTTCTTTCCGATCTCGGACTCTTCGTCTTGGATCTCTGGAACTTCTTTCCGTGCTGCCTCGGAATACTGCTTGGACATCTCACCGAACTGAGCAACTTTGATCAACTGCTGCTGTTGGGCTGGGATGTACTTTGTTAGTGCTTCCTTGGCGTTCCTGTTGGCCTTGCGGATTTGACGCTTGGTGAACTCTTTATCGCCAACGGTGATGATGTCATCGGGGCCGTAGTCTTCGTGTTCATCCAAGATCTCGTCCGTTGACTCTAGAGTCTTCGTCATTTCGTCGTAGAAGTCTTTGAGGTTCTCGAAGCTCTCCAATTTACGGATAGCCTCTGGAATCTCGTTCTCCTCGACTTGACGAGTCATCTGCGGTTGAGCCGCGAGCTTCTCCTCTAAGGTTCGCTTTTGGGCGGTGAGTTCACCAATCCGTTGAAGGAGGCGACTCTTACCTTTTTTGGCAAGCTCTTGGATCTGCTCCGGTGAGAGATTCAACAGGTCTATGTCTGACTGCTCCTCGGCTTCCTCTGGTTCCTCCTCGGATTCTTCCTCGGTTTCCTCCACCTCTTCCTCGTCATCTTGACTGGCAGGTTCGGTTTCTTCGGTTTCCTCGGCATCCTGGGGTTCCTCTTCGGTTTCCTCTGGTGCAGTTGCTTCCCCAATTCTCCGAGCGATAAGCTCCTCGAATGAGATATTGTCCACCGATTCTTCAGCCTCGGCGTTAGCTTGATTGGTATTAGTCATTTTGTACGCTGGTTAACGCCCTGCGGTGGCGATGAGCGAAGTCAAGCATTTAATCCTTACTAAGTCAAGTAGTTTGGTAAGGTATTAGACTTGACGCATTATGTCAGAAATAATGTGTAGTTTTTCTGACAAAACCGTGACAAATACTGGGTTAAATTTAGCACGAAACTTGACGCAAAAACATGCGTCTTTTCCCGTCTAGCGCGTGTCTTTCTGGCTAAGCATGCATCTTTAAGGTTGGTCTAACCCTTGGCCGCAAATTGCGACCTTAAAGATTTCCTATTGACTGGGGGTAAGAATGTGGTATTTTGGCGTTGACGACGAAGTAGGATTCACGTCACTATTCACCCCTCCGGCGCGTAGAGCAATGGATCTAGGGCTGGCACGAGTTTTCCTACTTCGACTCGTGCTAGCCCTTTGTTTTTCAAGGTGCTAGTTCCTAGTGGAACGAGACAGCCATTAGGACGGGCAAAGGGGTATGAGAATACTTCACTACCATTAGGCTCGCGGCTGGCTCTGATTCCAACCTATCATCCAGCGTCCGTTATAGGCTTTAATCCGAAGCGGGGGGAAGAGCGCACAACCGAATTGGGTCTCTAGAAATAGGGGTTCCACATGGTAGACCACGAATCATAGGGTTTATTAACACAGCCCTAAGAGGTTGGTGTGTCTTTTTCCTCTCGGAGGGAAGTTTGATCGAGCGTAAGCGAGGTGACTGTCTTAATTAAATGTCACAAGTGTAAGTCAAGTGTAAGTCAACTTAACCGTTGGTGATGCTAAGTACCATGCTTAAGTACCATGTAGCATGGGACAAAAGAAAAGGCCACAGATTTTAACCTGTGACCTTCTCCCAAACTATGAACGATGAAACGAAACAAAACACCTACCGAAGCAGGTTCGAGAAATGCTTAGACTATTCTAGCGGGTTTGTCAAGCTAAGACTGAGAGTAGCTCATCCAGCGTAGAGATGCTTCCTGCGAGCTTCATCACATCATTCGATGATTCTGCTTGGCGGAAATCTCCAAAGAACTTCTCACGCTCATCGTGGATGAACTGAAGGATAGCGGCATACTCCTCGCGGTCACGGAGGGCTTCTACGGCTACTTGTATGCTTGGTTTCGGTATCGGTGTCATAGTGGTGTTAGATTAGCGAATACTTTAATAAATCTCTTTTCTGTATCAGTAAGCCCATTTAGCATCTCCAAGGATTTCTGTCGAGTCTTGCCACCATTCGTCCCATTGCTCGTTTGTAGCAACTTCCCAGTTAGGGATGCGTTCTGCTGCACCTTCTTTAACTAGGCTTATTGGAAGCCATTTTAAGCGGTTGTTTGGATAGATTGCAATTTGACCATTCGATAGTTTGACCACATTACCCTCCTTGTGTTCCTCTAGAAGTTCCACATCACCAATGTCCAGCGTCCCAGCGGCTTGATTCTCAGGCAGAAAGTCAATCGTAAACCAGTAATGCCCAGTCATCGGAGCGCAACCTTTATCCATGTTTACTAGCATCGGAACATCGCAAAGCTGACTCTTCTGCCAGACCTCGATGCTTCCAGACAAGCACTCCCATAGTTGCACCTTGTGGAGTGGTAGGTCAACCTGATCTCCATCTGGTTCGTAGTGGTAGATGCACTGAGGCGGAATCTTATCAAAGCAAGCAGCGTATTTATCCACCCATACTTGGAAGCAGAATGGACGATTTCGCATAGCACGAACGCTGACTAGCCACGCTGGTTCATACTCCGTCTCACTACCGCCAAAGGCATCGCAACGGACATAGACTCTACACTTCGGTAGGTTGGCGTTTCTCATCGGTATGCTGATGTTTTACGAGCGATTGATTTAGGTTGCTTTACAAACTGCTTTCCCTGCGCGTTACCCTTTGCCTTGGCTCGGTTAGTAGATGCTTTCTCAGAAGGACTAAGCGCACTCCAAGCGGCATCTGGCAGGTATCTTTTTTTACCCTTGCTGGGCTTGCTGTCGGAGGTGCGCCACTTCTGATCACCCCAACTCTTTAGTGATTGTTGAGAAGGTTTCATCGGTAGCCTCCGCCTTTTTTCTTATATTCAATAGCGAGCAGTTGGGCTTTCCTCGCGCTCCATTCACCAGGATCACCACCTTTAGTCCCTGCCTTTATGCGACTAAATAACGCCTTCCTCATGGTTGGCTTGGTGTAGTTCCCAGCGGCGTTGACCTTTGATTTGGCTTTCATGGCTTACTTTCGCTTGGCTGCTTTCTTAGGCGCACGGCTCATCTTGATCTCAATCTCGACATAGCCTTTGCCTTTACCCTTGCCTTTACGCTCCATCTTTTCGTGGCCGCAGCTACATGATTTACCTTTTTTCATAAGTTATCCTTGTTGCATTCCTTGAGTCATTACTCCTCCCATTTGAGCGGGTGCTGTACCGATACGACCGATTTCAGCGTTCTGTGCTTGCATCAGCATCATGGAATATTGCTGGCTGTATTTCTCAAGTCGTGCTGCAAACGCCTCATCCTGCTGTGCGCGTTGCATAATGTCTGGTTGCTGTACATACGCTTGAATCATCTGCATTGCCATCTGTGCGCCATTAGGCTGGGCAGGAACCTCGATGCCGGCGAAGATCTTAGCAAGGTCATCTGTGACATTCTTAGCAACCTTCTGCTGCGCCTCCTCAGCGGGTTGTAGGACATAGTCAGCAAAGATTGGATTGATACTGGATGCCGTAAACTCAAGCAACTTATTCACATCCATGATGCCGTTGCGGTCGAGTTGCACCAATGACACCATGTTCTTGAGCTGTGTCTCGGCAGTCTCTGGGTCGTTGCTCTGTGAGTCGAAGTTCACCACGATGCTGAAGTTCTCATCAGCCGAACCCTTGGTCATCACCTGTGGGTTGGGGTTGCCGGTGACTTGGAAGAACACCTCGTCTGGCCCCATGCGTTGATACAGCTTCCACGCCATGTTCAGCACATCGCGGACATGATCCAAGAACTTGGACACCACAAATTGCTGGCGGGAGGCAGAGATTGGGTTGGACATATCCAGACCAACGGCACGATCTGCCTGTGCGGTCATTGATACTTCAACCTCAACAGAACCATTGTCGGCTGGAGGCGGTGGCCCCCATTGGATCTCACCAAGGCGACGATACGGAACCCTTACGCCTGGCCCCCAATCAGAGGGCGGACGACCAGCCGGGTGCAACAATGGAGGGAGAGTAGCCAGAGAAGCACGATCAATACGAGAATCACGCTCGGTCTTGATTTGCATTTGCGCTCCACGGAGGATGTCCGAGAAGGTCTGGGTTTCGTACATGCGCTTCTGGTCGTTCGATAGGCGCGTAACCACAAAGGGGTAGTCGTCATAGCCGTTAAGGAGTTCGTGTTTGGCGAAACCTTCTGTGGTTGGGTGGAAGACCGTACAGTAGATGCCCTCAGAACCGTCCTCCTCGTCGATCAAACGCTGGTAGCCATACACCACCATCACAAGGTCGTTGTCGTCCGTGATAGGCAAGCGGTCGATTGTCTTAAGCTTCTCACCGTCAAGGTACATGGAATCCTTCCCACGGAGACGCTCGATAGCGTTTTCAACCCAACCGGCATCCCAGCCCTCGGAGGTTACTTTTTTCTCAAGCTCCTGAGATGTTAGGAATGTGCGCCAGAACACATACGGAGCGCGTTGAGGATCAGTCACATACGATGGGAAAAGAACCTCGCCATCGGGGGCGCATGAGTAAACTACTGGGCAATCTACCGATGTACGAGGGACAGAGACTTCAGCCAGACCCTTCTTACGAAGATCCATAATGGCTTTTTTTGCACGCTTTGACGATAGGTCGGGGAACGCTGTCTGAAGCATACCGAATACCATCTCGTCATCAGCACCACTAACAATAAGTTCCGCTAGATCGGGGGAGACTTGTGCGATTTCCTCGATGGATACCTGTTGCAAATATGTCCTTTTTTCACGCTTCCATCCGACATACGACACCATCAACCCCTTCTCTAGCAGATAATTAGCACCCAATTCCATCTGCTGACGGAAGTTTGGGATATAAGACGAGCGCATCCACTTGAGGAATCCGGACACCATTGAGGCCCGTGGCATGGATGCCATAGAAGTCGGGAACGCCTTAATGTGGGAACGCTGCAGAGCTTGGTCTAGGATGGCCACAAATGCGTCGATACGCTCTCCTACGACATTGACCTCAATATCACTAGCTCCCTGCCAAGGAAAGGCATTTGCGGCTTGTTTACGGAGATCGTCTGATTTACCTGGCCAAAGGTTACGGCGGTCATCATACGAGCGCAAGCAAGCCTCAAAGTATTCCTCCAAGTCAATAAGGCAATTGTCGTAGGCATCAGCCAACGCCATGACATTTGGGCCGTCCTCGGCGTAGATCATCGACTCTTCCTGCTCTTCTGTTGGTGCGCTCATGATGGCATGTATTCGTAGAACTGCTCGCCTACTTCGGGGCGTATCATAACAACTTTTATAGGTTTGCCAACTAGTTTGTGCGATACCCTAGGTGGAGCCTTAACTGGTACTGCCTCACCATCCATGCGAACCATGACCCAGCTAGGGTTTGGGCATTTGCGGATAACTAGATAGTCGCCCTCATAGGTGGTATCATCTTGAGGTTCCACGGGGGAATCAAGGGTTTCTTGCTTAGCTTTTGGTGGGCGACCGCGCTTTGCTGTTTTCTTAGTTGGTGATGTTTTCATGGTTTAGTTTAGATTTCATGTATCGAATCGCATGTTCAAGAGTTTCAATCTCCTCGGTAAGTCTAGGAGTTTTACCATATTCTTCCATTTTTGCCCTCTTGAGATACGCTTCTTTTAAGCAATCGATGATAAGCTCCTCGGCAACTATCGGTTTGTTTTGAGTCTTCATAGCTTGTTAGTAGCCTCCAGCTCCTTGTCTTGTAGCAAGATTTCGGGTTTCGTCAACATGATCTATTCCTGCAATAGCGGCGTAGCGCAGAACATCAATGCAATTTCCGCACACCATTGGCTTCTTATTTCGGCGGACAACAAGCGTACCGTTTGATACTGTAACGCAATAAACCATGCCAGAGTATAGGGTCTTCTCAAGCAGCATTCGCTTATCCTTGGTTGTAATTGTGGCTTTTTTGCCGTGCCTTTCTCCAAGCATGTACAGGGGCATTGTACCAACAACTTTCCGCCCATGAATAATTCCTCCACTATATCCAGCATCTCTGGTGTATATCGAGCTACATGGCTTTCCTAGTTTCTGAAGCAGCTCTTGAATGTCGTCCACTAGCCCAAGTGATGCCGTGGCGTACTTGTGGCATTCGCTTCCTTTGTCAATCCACCCATCTCCAAGAACCAACGACTCCCACAGCCTTTCAAGGGCCTGTCTAGGCATATTCAACACATTCCTTGGGATTCGTTTTTGACCCGAATTGCCAAGTGGATGCAGCAACTCCCACAGCTTCTTGCTACTTACAACATAGCTAGTATTCCTGTAGGCCCATACGAATCCTAGAGAATCAAGCAGTTTCTCTATCCTTTCACATTTCTGGGGATTTGCTGATTTTGATTGTGAAATGTAAACCGAGTACCCTCGGCCAGGTATTTGGATCTTTCCGCCACGCGACCCCGTAGAACTACCTTCAGAGACAAACCAACCAATAAACTCGGCCCAGTCGGCTTCGGCTACCCATTTACCATCCCAAAGCTCAATCATCGAGCATTCTTCTTCTCGCAGTCCATTAGTGCAGATTGGGAATGTGTCCTGCCTGTATAGATCCTTTGCCAGTCTAAATGTTAACTGCGACTTCTGCGGGTAGACCAACATCCTATGGTTCGGGGTCACTTTGAAATCAATGCTGTGGCTATGCGCCTCATACATAAACCCATCGTAGTAATTCTCAACATACCCGATTGGCTGTTGGAACTCCATATATCCATCTGGAGACATTGTCGCTACCTTTAAATCTCTAGGCAGATCTGAAAACTTAATCCATCCATTCTCTGTTAGAACCTCAGTCTCTGGGTCGTAGCAATCTTTCCACGCCTCCTTTAAACCACCATCACCCGTGTACTCAGACAACGCTTGGATAATGTTCTCACACTCGGAAGAGACATAGAAATGCGGTCGGTTGACCGAATCTGCGGGTCTAGTGGTATCCCATGACATCTTGCCAATAAGTGCCTGCAACCCATCGTCGATGTCTAACCCTGGAGCTGGAATACAAACCATGCCAGCATCATTCAAATCCTCGATAATAGAGGATGCCCCATCCGCTGACTGGTACTTGGCAGCTCCAAGACGAGGGTCGATCAGCCTCTCGAAGATCTTTTCGTCACCCTCAAGCTCGGCAATTAAGTCCATGTAGTCACGGATACCAAAGCCCTGCCCCTTAGCCCCTTGTCCTGGCATCCACTTGCCACCCTTCCACTCAGCCCAGTCACCTACATCAACACCCGGCCACTCACGATATACCCAAAATGTACCAGACGCATCCACAGCAATCCAAGCCATAAACCAATTCTTCGCACCCGCTGGGTCAATAATCTGATAGCGAGTAACATTCGTAGTTGGGATCTCTGATGGCTGGACAACATTGACTTCTTTATTGAACTTAGGAAACTTGGTGGCGTGGGACTTAACTGGAACCCCGTACGCGCGAATTAGAATCTCCTCCCGAGGCCTTCCAACTAGGGTCTCCTTGATTCGCTCGTAGCCACCGAAAGGGTTATCCTTGCTATGGAAGTAGTGGACGCTGGCATTGCGCTTTTTACTCCGTTGGACATAGGGTACAAGCTCGCCGCCTAGAAGCTCGGCTTCTCGGCTTTCTATGCTAGTAGCCCCATCTAAGTACTCTTTGATCACCTCAGTCCATCCATCGATAGGAGTAAAGGTTACGAGCATTTTAGAATTTCTCGTAGCTAATCGGAATCTTAGCGTATTAAGCAATTCGGGGCCGCCTAGATGCTCGTCCAACCAAACTCCTATATTATGCCAGACAGGTGTCCTTGAACCTAATTCAGCACCCTCAAGAATTGTGTCATTATTCGCGTAAGCAGCGTATGTTTTAAAGATAATCTGACTACCATTTGGTAAGATAAGCGAGTTATCCGTAAACCCGGTTTTCTTTTTGTATGAGATGTAAGTTGATGAGGAGGTGTGTTTTTGTTTTAATTCCTTTGGAAGCCAGTGCCAAATTAACGATTGTTGTTGGCGGATTGAAACCTCCGCTGTTTGAGAAAAACAAAATATCTCAGACCCAGCATTCTCAACTGCAGCACGAACTACACAATAACTAGCAAAGAAACTTTTGCCCGACCTGTTCCCACCACTTACCAAAATTTCATTGTGATTCCCTAACTCCTTCTCCGCGAGTTCCCAGTGTGGAAGCCTAAATGCGTAGTTGTAAGGATCTTCCTCCGAGTTTTTAATTGCCTCATGGTAAATGTAGTGAAGATTGACCAAGTCGCTTGGTTCCATTACGGCTATCTCCTCGTCAGTGGGAGGCTTCAAGATAGGATGTTTACGCCATTCTAGCATTTAGCAAATTCCCCTCTATGCTCTTTGGCTTTATTAAGGTACGCTTCAGAGGCCTCTTCTTTGGTTTTAAATCTTCCGATATTTATTGGTTTTCTGTTGAGCGTCATTTGCGCTCTCCACATGCCAGTGCATTTACAAAACGAAACACCCTTAACTCCAGAGGTGTTGTTTTTGTTCTTGCCTCTATTAAACATGTTTTCAGATCTACTCGCATGGCGTAGATTGGAAATCCTATTATCCGACTTATTTTCGTTAATGTGATCTATGTCCAATTCTGGCCACTCGCCATGAGACATTGCCCACGCAATTCTATGGGCAAAGAATTGCAGTCCATTAATCCAGATTGACCTGTACCCACGGCAATTCACATTTCCTGCTACATCGCCAGCCTTACCGCCTCTTTGCATGTCAACCCTCCATGTGAATGCACCCGTTTTGGGTTCGTAATTCAAAAAATCAAATAATTGTTTGACACCAAGAGCATCCTCTGGTTTTACTTTTTCAGCACTTTGCATAGTCATGTATGTATTGTGTTAGAGTGCCTCTAGACCGCATATCTAGTTGGCACTCGTTTTTTATCATTTGTGACGGTTGTGTCAAGTGGGCATTTACTTAGTTTTGTATGCGTCTGTCTCCATGAGAATGTCAACAATCCTGTAAACGCTCCCGCATTCCTCACATCCAAATGTATCCTCCTCCGCTGGAAATGACCCTCTATTCCCGTCAACAAAATGAAGCTCTCGACGCTTCTTACAATGTTTGCATACGCCAATGAAGGGCTTGACGAACTTCTCCAGCACCACATTCCAAATCTTAGCGTCAAACTTCTCTGCTAGATACGAAGCGTAAACACTGGTGTGGCACTTGTGCTGAACGCCGTCATGCTCGACCATGTAGTGGCGAACGAGGTTACCACCATCCTTAGCGTAATCAGCGTATCTTGATTCTGGTTCTGGTATCATTCTACGATTTCGGCTTCTACCGCTTGGGCTTTGACTTTATTGGCAATCCTGGACTTAGCTTCCGCAATCATCTTGGCGGCATCATCAATAGACGGCCCCTTGCGATGCTCAACAATGGTACTCGCCATGCCAGAGAGCTGTCCAGCCTTATCGGTCATAATGCCAATAGTCAACGCCAATCGGTCTGGGGAGATTGCCTTGAGCTGGTCTGGATCACGGCTCAGTTGCTCTGCTTTCTCGAACAACAGGTCTGTGTACTCAGCCGCAGCAATGGCGTAGCGTTTGGAGAACTCTTTACGCTTTGACTCCAGCGTGTCGTTATGCCTCCATTCCAGCGCACGAACAGTCTCATGCGTCACCTTGCACTTCTTTGCAATAGCATTGATACGACCACCCTGCGCTAGCATCCAGAGGATCTGTGCCGCCACATTCGGGTTGTAGTTCTCGATAGTGTTTCGAGGGAATTGCTTAGCCCTTTCCTTGACTTCAAGGAAGAACTCTTTCATCGCCTCTTTGCTATCAATCGCTGATAGGTCTTCGTCGCTCATTTGGTCTTCTTGCCGTTTTTAACCTTAACGGCCCCAGAGTGCAACTCTTTTTTGAGCTTATTCTGTTGCGTCGAGGAAAGCGGAGAAACCTTACTGAGCAGATAGCCTACTTGCTTTTTGCTTTTGGTCTTCATTTCTTCTGTAGGATTCTGATGTCGCGCACAACTTCCGGCGTGGCAATTCCCTTCTTCATGAACATTTTAAGAACCGAGTCTGGCTCTTGGCTTTTTTGCATCTGTTTGAAGATGTACCTAGCCCTAGTTCCATCGTTGGTGCTAAGTGCTTTTACCAGCTTATCTTTATCTCCAATGTTAAGCCTGTCATCAATAAGCCGTTGCTTATGGTGGCTTGCCAATGACTTGCCCTTGTTGGGATCTTGCTTGGCAATCTCACGAATCCTTGCTTCAATATCTTTCCTTGGAAGAATAGAGATTTCATCATAAGCATCCGTAATTGTATCACGCTTAATCTTCGGCGCATCAAGGATTTCACCATCAAGAGCAGTGAGCGCAATCTCGCTACCAAACCCATTCTCTCGAAGCATACCTGCAATCCTGCCATCATCAAGACCGATTGTACGCAAGTTACTTACATGGCGGTTTAATGATTGAAGGTTGTCTCTGTATGACTGGTTGCTTTGATTGTAGACTTCATCAAACTCCTGTTGGCTCATCTTCTCATCTTCAACACGAAACCTTGCAGAAGATATATTAGAACGAACAGCATTAAGATTTTCTTTTAACGATCTGGCTCTAAAACCAAATCCTTTATCTACATTCGTGTCATTGAAACGAAGTCCTACTAGCTTCTCTACAGTTTGAAGTAATGGTCTAGTTTGTGATTCTTTAACAAAATTAACAAAACTTGGAGTCAATAAACTTTCGGCAACAAAACCAGTCCTTTCTGCGAGTTGCGTAGTCTCATCTGGTGACGCGCTAATTGGTCTTCCCGTTTCGAAGTTGTAGTTGTTAACAGCTTGGGAAAGTGAGTTCATTACAAATGACCCTTTCCCGCGAATGTCTTCGGCTAATCCACCAACACCGAATTTAACAGCTTCAGTTAACGGCCTGCCATTCATCCCGGCAACAAATGGCCCAATCAGTTGCTGCTGTGGGAAGATATATGATAGATTCATCCATCCAATATCGCCAGTTTTTGGGTTTTCCTTAATGAAAAGAGGTTTTTTTTCAGCGTATTCTGGAAGAACAGTTTCACGATATGCTCTCTCTTTCTCTCTGTCGACACCAAGGAACTCCATTGTTTTAAGAGCTGTTGCCGTTGTCGTCCCATAAACAATAAACATTGAGGCTATCCTTTTGTAAGCCTCTTCTTTTATTGCCTTTTCGTTGGGAGTTACACCAAACTTTTTGGATAGTTCTTCTGAATAAGAGCCATCAAGCATGTTCTTAATTAGCTTCCCTTGATTGTACTGATTTCGCATCAATTCAAATGTGAATACTGCAAACTGATCAGCAGGAATACCATTTTTTGAAAGCGTCTTCAATCCATTGCTAACAAAATCGTAATTCTGTGATGTATTGTTTGTGAATCTAGCAGCCTCTTTTCTCACTAGATCTGGAGAAGCATTTGGGAATTGCTTAAATAATTGAGATTCATAGTTTCTTGCAGTTATGTATCTATTCTGAATATCTGCAAAACTATATAGTTTTCCAAATGGATCAATTGCTTTTTGTGCAAACCTTCCTATTTTTCCAGATTTCAATCCAGACTGAATATCAGCAAATGCAAGTCCCTTTGGGAATACACCAAGTTCCTTCCATGACTTAAACTCATCAATATCGACATTGGACATCATCTTGGCAACAGGCTCATATTGAGCTGCTGCAAACTTAGCACCTCTGCTTATATTCTTAAATGGATTCATACCCATCCCAGCCATATTCATTGGACCATAAATATAGTTTGTAGCATAGGAAACTGGATTAAAAACAGTCTTCATTGCTTTTGATGCCGACAAGAATGTTTGATACGCATCCTTTAATGTGTTGTCGGCAAAGTCCATTGCAGCATTGTCAGAGTTATTTGCGTACAAATGATTGATTGCCACTTGTAATTCTGGTGGCCCGTAGAGTTCTTCTTCTCCAATCCTTGCGTTACCTCTGCGCAGCTTAATTGGCTGAAGCCCTTCTACTCCTTCTCCAGCAAACTTAGCGATCCCCATATCCCTAAAGATGTTAGAGATCTGGTTGTCAGCTTTATCATACGCCACGAGCCTAGACAGCTTTGACATTGTTTCGCTGATCTTTTCACCTGGCGTTGTATACTCACCAAGGTACTTTCTTAACGCTGGGGATAAGTCTTTCTTTTCCTTTAGGATTCCAGCGTTCTGAGAGTAGATCCAATTGTGTAGCTCATCTGGATTACTGGCTTTTTTTGCGTTTAAGTCAGCTATGTACTTTCCCGCATCAGCCCTACTCATTGGAGGAAGATCAATCTCAGATCCGTAATTAGGATTGTCAATTTCAAGTCTATTACCTTGAGCGTCAGTTTTACGAATAAATTTACGCTCGTCTATTCCAATGCGGGGTTGAGTCGTTAGGTCGTCAAGCAATTCTTGATACGACTGTTTAGATGGAGAGTAGTTCGCGTCTCCAAAGAAGGCGTAAGATCTAGTAAGGTAATCACCTTCATTCTTGCTTTCCTCAATGTACTTGGCAAGAAGGTCTGGCATCTTCCTTTGCCCGTTGTAGTGCATCTCAAGAAGTCCATCTTGATACTCAGCAATGTACTTTCTGGCTTGAGAAAGATCAGCAGCAAAAGACTCAAGCTCCTTGGGAACCTTGGGGGCTTTACCTGTAATATACTCCAACGAAAGCTGCTGTATTGCGGCTGGATCGGAGGACTTTGCGATAGCGTCATTTACCCTAGATCCAAGAATGCCTCCTACCTCGCGGCCAGTAGAAGCAATGTTGGCTGCGTCACGCATTGCTTGAGCTGCTTCTTTTCCAACGACTTTAGTCGGAGCAATGTTGGCCTTTGCGGTTTGTCCAAGAGTTCCTACAAATTGCTTGAGATTATCTGATGAGAATACTTGTTTGTGATCAACACCTTGAGTGACGGCATCAATATAGGATACCGCCCCGCTATCACCGCGACTAACCAAATCATTTAATTCTTTTGGCAGCTTTCCAGCAAACTTTTTTAGAATAGGTATCATTTTCTGCTGTGACAATCCAAGTCCCGCCCCAAGTGTTGCAGCCAATGTGGTAGGCCCAACGAGTTCACCCGCGCTTGGAAGTTCTCCAGTTTCATAGAGTTGTTCAGCTGCCACTGTTGTTGGCGCAGAAATAGCTCCAACGGCAGCAGTTGCAGTAACTGGGCGTTTAGCTAATGCCTCAGATGCTTTAATTAATGCTTGTGGCCCTTTTGTAATCTTACTTCCTGGAATAAGGTTCATCAATGCCGATACGGCAGTCCTCCCCCAGTTGATTGAGTCGCGGCCTTCTATTTTTTGAGCGGAGATAGACCCAGTTGCGCCACCTCCAGTCGCCCCAAGAAAATAACCAATACCAGCTCCAATTGGAACTGTAATAATTTCTTCTGGCAACAATGCTTGCGGCCCCATTTGGCCTAATGCCAAAGCAGTTCCAGCTCCAGCTAGTGTACCAGCAGCCTTGGAACCTTCTGCGATCCCGATCTCTGCTAGAAGTCCAGCACCTATTTGCAGGGGAGATGGTTCTTTCTCTGGTTTTTTTTCAGCTTCTTTAACCCTAGACTCAAGATCCTTATTTACAGATTCCTGCGTTCGCTCAGCAGTAACCGGTATTGCAACTCCATCAATATCAACGGTTGGCTGAATGCCTTGCGCTTCTTTATTAAGATTCTCGGCTACCTGCTCGTTTTGGATAGCCTCTTCTTTTGGCGCGGGCGTAATTGAAGAAGCGATCTCGTCAATCTCCTCGTCAGTTAAAACCGAATCTGCCTCAATGGTTTTTCCGTTGATAACATATTTGGGCATAAGCTAATTATTCGGGGATGATTTGATAAGATGTTCCAGATTTGGTTTTATTTTTGTTGTCTTTTGGCTTTGGATTAGATTGTCCTCTCTCACCAAAAACATCTGGTAGATCAGTCTTGGTAAACACACCCATTAAACCCTTGCCGCCAGCGGCGTTCATTAAGATAACAGCCTCTTCATCATTACCAGCTTTATATGCCTCTGATGCTTTACGCATGGTAATTTGTTTTTCCTCCATGCTTGTTGGAGCGGTTTGAACTCCTTGAGTGTAAACCTCTGGTTGAGCCACAACTCCCTCAACTGGCGCGACATCGTAAGTTTGTCCAAGCGCAACTGGGGCTTGAGAAACAAATGGAACACCCATTGCCTCAGTTTCAGCTTTAGGTTCCTTTTGATACATCGAGTTAAATACATCAGAGTTGATTGCTCCTTTGCTTACTGGCTGTCCGCCCATATATCTCGTGCCAGACTTAGACCCGATTTCAATCTGTGTTCCGTCAGCAAGAACCTTCGGCTTCTTTTCCTCTTCGGTTTGGATTGCGAGAGACTTGTCGATAAAAGAAGAAACCTTCGCTAGTTGTTCACTGGCCTTCTTTGTGTCACCTTTTGCAACAAGCGACGACAGCCTAGAAAGATCGGAGTTGGGAAGATCAATCCCGCGCTCATCAGCAAGAGCAATAGAGTCTTGAATACGCATCGCAAGCTCATCAGAACTGTATTCTGGGGGGTTTTCTTTCTCGCTTACCTTCGGTGTAGGAACAGACGCTTTCTTTTGAAAATCGAATAATTGAGAAACATTGCCAGAAAATGCTTTTCCATTTTTGTTTACAATTGCGTTTCTAATTTGATTTTCAAATAAGTCCGCTTGATCGTTATACCCATTAGTCCGCATCAATTTGATAGCCGTTTCCGCTTGTGCAACGGTCGACTTTATATTTGAGTTTGGTGAAAGAAGGCTTTGAAGTGATTCCATAATTTTAATAATTAAAATACAACTCCGGACGCGCTATCTACATCACCACCACCGCCACCACTTTGAGATGCAGCAAACTTCTGTTGGCGAAGCCCCATCATTGCGTTTTGGTTAATAAGTTGTTGGACTTCAAACCCAGTCTTCATTGTGCCAAACAAAGATTCTGCGGCAGAGATCCGTTGAGACAATGGTATTTCTTGATCATCAAGGGTGGCTTTCAACTCACTAATTCCTGGGACCAAGTCTGGTGCTTTAGCTTCAAGCAGTCCGGCAATTCGACTTGCAGTATCAACAGACTTAACCTTTTCTTTTTGCTGCTTGAAGTAGTCGCCTACTTGGGTTATAGCCTTCCCGATACCTTCACCCAAATTCTGCATCCCCTGTGCTTGGATCTCCGCAGCCCTTGTGAAGCCAGAGTAATCCTGCACAAACATCCGTGGGTCTATGCCCTCGCCAAGTCGTTGTCCTAATTGCATGCTGTTAGTCTTTCATATAAGTTGGAATACTTTGGTCAAACCAAGTAACTCGTTTTGAAATGTTTTCAATTGTGCAGTCCAGCCTTGGGCAATGCACAAATTTAGGGGCCGACTCCCTACGGTCAATACAGGCGGTACAGGCGTGAACATAGTCACAATTATGTGTCCGGTCAACCTTCTCTGACCACTTGCCATTTACCTTTTCATATCGGCTAGTCTGGATTGGTACATTGTTTTCCTCACAGTATTGGAACACATCATCGTGCGTCCAATTTTTCATTGGGTAGAAGGCATTGCACTGTCCGGGGTTGATACGCACATCTACGCGCACCCCAGCGTCTCCCCCGTAAATTGGGTCAGAGTCGCAGAGTTTGTGACCAACCAGCATCCCATCCCATCCTGCGATAATGCCGGGGTTCTTTGGACGGTTGTAAATATCCATAGCGCACACCCACGGCTTACCTTCCTCCATAGGCGTAATGCCAGTAGGGCAAGTCATGTCGGTGTTGTCAAAGATATACTTGTTCTGTACTTCAAACTCATCACCAGTCTGCTGAAACGCCGAGAATGTTGGATGCCATGTGTACACCTCAAGACCCCATTCCTCAATAATGCGATTCTGGAATGCGTATTTGCTTGGTTGCCATTGTTCTCGATAAAATACAATTGGGACTTTTACGCCCACTTTTTTGAACACAAGGTCAAGAAGTGCCATGCTATCCTTGCCACCGCTCCAAGCAAGGCACGGTTTTTTAGAGACACTTAAACATGTCTCAATATTCTTAATAGCGTTCTGTATTTTTTTGAACATTAGATTGCAGCGATTGCTCCGGGCGCGGCTAGGGCAGTCCCAACTCCTTGGGCAAGACCCCCAAGTCCACCAAACAATCCAGATGAGTAAGATGCCTGCGCTTGTGCGTTGGCCGCTTGTGCATTCATAATATTCTGCCTGTTAGCCGCACCAAGGTTGAGGAACGCATCTGGCGAGAATAGCTGTGGCCCAACTTGTTGAGCGGATACTGGAGTCCCGCCAAGCAACCCAAGTCCGGGGCTATAGAAATTCTGCCCAAGGTTGTATGCTTGAGTGCCAAGTGAGGACGCTTGACTAAGCAACCCAGACTGACGGGCTAGGCGTTGGTTTTCGATGTCTTGTGATAGCCCCGCAAGACCCATAGCACCTTGTTGCGCGATACCACCATATTGTGCGGCCTCGGCTCGGCGTTGAGCAAGGGCTTGCTCCCTGTTCATTACCTCTGCGGAAATTGCTGCATTGCCACCAATCCGTCCAGATGCTGCGGCGGCTTCTCTGGCTGCCTGCTGTGATGAGCGGAGTTGCTCTGGGGAAAGGCGACCAGACCTTCCATATGCCTCTTGCGCTGCTTGAGTCTGAAGCGCAGACAAGCCGCCATATTGCTCCATCGCTTTTTGGGCAATCGGTGTAGCAGTATCTTGATACCCAGCCTGCATCTGACGAGCTTGTTGGGCAAGTCCACCCGCCGCCTCAACCTCACGGGCTTGTTCTGGGGAAAGCGATTGGAGCAGCCCACGAACTGTTCCTACATTGCGACCCATTCCAGCCAACTCAAGAGAGCGAGCAAGATCAATCTGCTCTTGATTGAGGCGAGTGAACTGAGGACGATACTGCTGCTCAAACGCAAGAATGCTTGGTAGCGATTGCTGATAGGCAGTCAATCCAGCACGAATGTCAGCTGCGTAATCAACCTTTGGTGGGGCGACTGCTTTTGGTTTTTTTCCCATATGCGTGTTATTTAAGTTTGTTGTAAAATTCGTGCATGTCGTAGCACCTTAACCTATGGGAGTTCTTGAAGTCCCGCTGAAATGAAATGTATTGGAAGTCGTCCACAAACTTGCGTAGTGCCTTTTCCATGTTTCCCGTGCAGATTGTGACAAACAATGTGTCAGAGTGTTCAAACAAGCAGGGTGTTTCTGGTGACTCAGAATCAGAGAAGTAGCACATGGAGAAAGAATCGTGATCACAAACAACAATCCCATGACATAAGTGCCATGTGAGAAGTTGTTGGAAATCAATATCATTTTCCTCATAAAGTGCTATCGTTGATTCCAGTGGGGTCATGCAGAGCGGATAAGGCAGCCAGACATGTATGTAACATCAGTTCCTGTTGTCACACTAACAGTTCCACCACTTTGTTGGACTGCATACATTTCAATATAATCCGTTGTCCCATTACAGTAAACTAGATCACTGACGTTAGATGCAAATGTTTGAACATTTGTGTGAACTGCCCCAGAGTGAACTGAACCGTTTTTGTATATTTTAACCTGCAAGTACTGAGGTGCAGCCGAAGAGTAAACGGTGCAATTTATTTGGTAATACCCAGCAACTGTCGGAGTAAATCTACTTGAGTCAAAATTTGAATTTGTATCAAAATTTTCAGAAAGAAGGTTCACCTTTGCAATTACATTATTGCTTAGAGATGTTACTGTTGACGCAAAAGCCCTAAACGCAGGCCCATTCCCAACCACATTCGATGCAAGCTTTACTTGAGTAATGTTAGCATCCGCAATCTTCGCGGTAGTTACATTAGAATCAGCGATTTTTGCCGTAGTTACATTAGAATCAGCGATTTTTGCTGTGGTCACATTGGAGTCAGCAATTTTTGCGGTGGTTACATTGGAGTCAAGTATTTTTGCGGTGACAACCGAATTGGAGGCAAGCTCATTAGAGGTAATGCCACTTGCAGACACGGCAAGTTTGCCCGGAGACACAACCTGCAAGGTAGTTCCTTGGATCGCATCGCTGGTAAATGTAGTATCATCAATAATGTTATTCAGTTTGGCACTGGTAATCGTATCAGTCCCAGAGAAAGTGTAGGTTGTGTTTACAACGCCCATGTTATTTTTGTGATAGAATTTGTCTGTTAGTGATGGAACCCGCCACTTGAATAGAGTGGATCTTAGGTGAACCGATAGTCCTTGTCAATGTGATAGTCCCAGTATAGCCGCGCTGTCCACCAAGTCTGCATCGGATGCTTGCGGTTTCAGCCTCGCCGGGACTACTAGGTGATAGAATCTGCCCGCCAAGGAATGTGGTGGTGGTTCCTATGCTTTCTGCGGAATCTGGGTCTTCAGTAGCAAACGCAATGTCGTACTCGCCAGTTTCTCCAGCCAAGTTCTGCATTTGCACTTGGGCATCAGTAAACCTCTTGCGCTCAAGGGTCTTGAAGTCGTATCCACGACTAGTCACATACGAGTTAATCGTTGGGGTGACCACATCCGTGTCCTCATTCGTAACGCTCAAGCGGTCTACAGACGAGTCAGAAGCATCAATCTGGTGCAATCCACCATTTGCACTAACGGCATACAGGTTATTACGCACCCCAGCACTTGCCGTGATAAAGTTCTTGATCAAAAACCTAGAATCTCCATAGGTATCCAGCGATTCCCATCCCTTGTTCAAGAAGTTGTAGATCAAAACCGCGTTATTTCCACGGGCATCATTTCCTCCAGCTACAGAATCCAACGGGACTGCGATGTAATAGCGGTTGTTAAAGTAAACCGCCACCGAATCACCAGCAAGATTCTTGTTGATGCGGTCGATGTACGGCTGGATGTTCTTGGAAAGTGGCTCCTCTGTGCCACGAAGGTTGTAATCGTTAAGGAAGGTAAGCCCGTAAATACCCTCGTCGGCCAAGAATAGCATGTTGTTAGCCTGCATGACCACCGTCTTGCGAGCCAAACACCCAACCTCACCAGTAAGTTCCTTTACCACGGTGTCAGACAGGCTTCCTTGGGTCTGTGCCACAAGATGGATGCTATTGCGGTTCAAAACCACCAAAGAATCATCGTAGAACCCGTGCATCGCCACCACATAGTCGGCAGTACCACCAGTAATACGGAACTGGTTCTCGATTTGGTCAAAGGTTGTAGTGTCCAGCAGGTCAGAAACCGCAATCTCGTCAGAAATCTTCCTGCTAGTGTAGACTGGTGCGCTAAAAGTGCCAGATTGGGAGTAGTAGAACGGAACGAACAACCTGCGCTGGAAGTAGGTAGCCCAGGGCGCACCCGGTTGGTGCATGAATCCACCGCCTTCTGTGAACCTGCCGCCAAACTCTACCTGCCCAGTGCTTCCGCTAGCCGATATGTTGGCGACTGGCGCAAGGAACTGAATGTTTGTTGTGCTCGCTGATGTTACTTGGAATTGTTTACCAACAATTGTGGTAAACTCTGGGATGGTTGTCTCGTAAATTACAACTACATCACCAGCAAAAATTGTTAAGTTGCCAGTAATCGTCAAGGAAACCAAGCCGCTCGATACCGTAATGTTGTTGCCGCTTGTAACAAATGTTTGTGGCTGGGTGTAAGCACCGCCGGGGGACAGGGTGAACCCATCAGTCATTGTGGCTACCGTGGTTACAAATGTGGTGCTAGTGGAAATCCCAGATGCCACAAAGGTAAATGAGTCTTGGTCGACAATTGTTGCTACCGTGAATGTCCCATTAGGAGGAGTGCCACTAGTAAGCCCAGCGATAACCACGGATGACCCAGCCGTAAGTCCGTGTTCACGAACTTTCATTGTCACCACGGTATTTGGACTGGCGGTCGCGTTGGATGACGCAGAAAGAATAGCCCTTCCATTAGGATACCACTCAAGAGCTTGTTGCCCATCCCGCATAATCATCACCTTGTCGAAGCACTGCAACATATCGCAGTTACTCCCAACGGTGGCTCCCACGGGATACGGGATAGTCGTTGCCGTGTAGGGTGTCGTGGAAAGGTCGATCTTCTTCGCCAGAGTTTCTAGCGCAACGATGATGTATTCCTTGTTGGACTCGTTAGGGTCAGAGAACATGCAGGATGCCAACACATCGCTGGCGGCCGCATCGTTAATGTCGATCTGTGTAATCCTTGGAGTCGCCCCTAGTGCCACGGCAGTCACGCCAGTAACAGGGAAGGTCAATGTGTCCACGGTAGCCGCAGTCACAGCCTTGACCCCATTGTTATCCGTGCCAGTAAAGGTAATTCCGCTAACCGTAAGGTTGCCGGCCACCCCAATAGCCAACCCATGCCCAACCACGGTAATCGTTACCACATTCGCGGAATACGACACAGCAGTAATAGCCAAGTAGAATGGGCTAGGAAGGATGTGGAACGGAAGGTTCAACGGAGTTCCTCCAGTAGTCAGCACAGGGCTAACAGAGACTACGCTCTTGCGCGGCCTCCAGAAGCCCTCCATGCGACCATTAAGGCTTTCCCTTACCTCACCTGGTTCCAACTGGTTAAGTTGCAATCTCTGGTTCACACCAAAGAATCCACGGTCGTTATCGCTGCCGATAGCGTCATCTAACCCACCAGTGGATCGGAACTGCGACATTATGCGCGGTAACCAATAACAACACCAGATGTCACGGTAAAGCTGTTGATCGTACCACCAAGGCCAAACCCAGCAGGGATCGTAATGGTGATCAACTTGGAACCAGAATCCGTAAGGTTAGGCGCAGAGATTGCACTCAACACCGTGTCGTTCACAAACTGAACCCAACGGAACGGGCCTACAGCACTGCCACCAGCGTTGTACACTTGTCCACCACCTTGACCCTGAAGATCGTATGAATCGCCTCTAGGCATAATATAAATAAGTTATCAAGCACAAGTCCATCTCGCGCTCACACAACCAATTACCACAATCCCACACATAATGTCAACCATAAACACAAATGTTACCTATCTAGCACATTTAAGCACAATACACTAGACCTATCCACAAATAACCCCGAACGGGAACTGCCCCATTAACGCCGAATCACACCAACATGCTCCGATGGTAGGTAACTGCCCCCTTTGGAAAATTTTAAATCTGGCAGGTCATGGATAGGAATTGTTACAAGTTGTAAAGTCGCGACCCCCTCCCCCCGTCATACCTTAGCGTGGCGCTAATGATTAGCCTGGTGTTCAAGGGAACATGTTCATGTGTGCAATGCTGGCAATTTAAACGCTTGTTTGAATGTGTCGCTTAAGTCATGCGCTTGGCTTGTGAGTGTGCCATTCCTTGCCCCGTGGAACATTCCCGTGGAACATGTACAGCTGTGCCAATGGCCGTCGACTTGTGTTCCACGATGACCTTGTGGAACATGCTGATTTACTGGGATTCATTGCCAATAGTAATTGTTCACACTTATTCACAGCTTTCAATCGTTGACAAGATTCGCGACATGACTATAATACGCTCCAAGCGTAACCCCCTTACGTAAGCCATCACGTCCTAACGGGATGTGCGCACGACCTCAAACAAGGTCATCCATTCATCAAGCCTCGATCATGATTCAAGCGCGGTGATTGTTTCTTTCAAGTGATGGAATGGATTCTGTAGCTATTCAATCATTGCTCTTCCTTCCTTGCTTTGCTTCCTTCCTAACCCCTAACGGGAATTGCTGGCGGCTTGGAAGCTTGGCACCCTAGCGGTTTGCTTGTCTCATGGGCTGAAAGTGTGGCCATGGGATGAAAGTTTTCTCATGGCATGGAATTGAGGGAAACGCTTGGAAATAAAGGGTTTCGTGGGTTGTCAACACTATTCGATAAATTTATTTTTGAGATATTGGCAAATTTTGCTGGCAATCTTTGTCCGTTATGCGATTGTCTCACCAGTTGCGAGCGCAACGCTAAACAATAACACCACGATAAATGACAACAAAATCAGATAAGCCAAGCCACGCGTCACTCCACTTCAAAGGCCAGTATCGCCCACTTCACTCCGAGGCTGATTCCGTAAGCGAAGCTGTGAGCGAGCTATTAAAGAAGGTCAAATGCGATGAGATTGAGAAAACCTTGCGTGACTTGCTAGCAGACTTTAACCGAAGCCGAAAGGCTGGTATCGGTATTTGCTCCGCATCAAGTCAGCACGGATATACTTGTGTAACGATTTCAGACTATCCACGAGACCGCTGGCTTGATGAATTGACGGATCAGATGCCATGCAATCCATCGCTTTCCTATTAACCAAACCAAACCAACGATGAACCAATACAAAGCAACAACGCGCGTTCCTCACATCTCCGAGCCCTTTGTGGATTGGTATGAGGCGAAGACGGAAGAACAAGCCCGCACTATGTGGGAGTCTGATCGTCAAGCATATGGCTTGTTAGAAGATGCAAGCGTCAAATTTGAGCTGGAAAGGGGCGCGGCATGACCTTGCGCGACCTGTTCCTTGCCCTTGCCCTTGTGGTATTGCTTGGCTTTGCCGTTGCCGTCACAAGCGGGAAACTCGGCGGGCCTAGTGATATTGAAATGCGCGTGCGCGCAAGTGAACCCGTAAACCTTAAAAATTGAGCCATAGGAAACGAAAACATGACAAACTACCAAAAACGATTCGAGATTGCTTTTGACCAATGGATCGAAAGGGGTGCGCCACCTAGTGCGGCCCGCGATCTCGCTCATGAGCAATTGACTTTTGAAGACGAACAATCCGATTTTGAATTGAACGGGTCGAAGGGCTCAAACGATAGCTTGCCAATCAATCTTTGATTTTCCACAAGAATCCGCTTGCATTGCTAGCAAGTGTCAATATCTTAAACCCCGACGCGGCCAGCGGAGCATGGCAAACCTGATTCAACCTTAAAAAATAGAAAATAACAACGATGAAAACAAAGAACGAGATTCAAAACGCAATCGAAGCCACAAAACCGCGCGGCGCGTGGGGAAGGGCAGTGAAATCCTACGCCATCGAGCTTTTAGATGACTTAGATGGTGAATATAGGGCTGCCGCTTTGCTTAATGGCGCGGAGAACTGGCGCGCTTATTCCCACGGCGGATGCTCGCTTATTTACGATGCGGAAATCGCGGAGCGCGTATGTTCACCCTCAGAGCTTAAACGCAAGCGCGGCGGAGAGCTTGCTCCGAATCCAAGCGAATCATGGCTTGATTGCCAAGCTCGCGCCCTATCGCAAGCGGCCCGTCTTATTTCCCGCAACGCCTAACCATAACCTGCCGAAACAATGGACACACACACACACACGCCTGGCCCTTGGCATATGGGGGCAGGAAACGGAGAAGGAAGCATTTTTGCCGACAACGGGCGGACACGCTTGGAAATAGGCGGAACCACGCTCTATTCCATAGCTCAAATCACGCGCGGATGGAATGAAGCGGAGGACGAAGCAAACGCCCGTTTGATCGCTGCCGCGCCTGAAATGCTCGAAGCATTGCAAAGCCTCACCCATCCTATGGCAAGCGATGAGGATCTGCAAAACGCCCTCGCTGTCATTGCCAAGGTGAAGGGAGGTGAAGCATGAAAACCGCACACACACCAGAAAAGGAAATCCGGCAATTCGTAAAAGAATGGCAAACCGTATTCAAACGGCAAAGCATGGGTCGGGGTTATACCTTATTTATGTCTCAATCGGCCTGGGTTCAACCTTTCGGCTTGCAATGGGAAAACCGGAAAATGCGGGCGATTTGCTTAAATGAAAAGCATGCAGCCATCACAAAAGATAGCCTTTCGATGCATGGGCCTTGGAGAGATGGGAATGAGGCCGCGCTTCTTTATGCCGACTTGGGCGACATGATCGACAAAAACGAGATGGAAAGGACGGACTCATGAGCGCGTTTCGCCTTAAACTTGGCCCGATGTATTGGGACAAGGTGCAAGCCATGTTCCGCCCGTCCGATGCCAAATCGCACGAATGGGCGGGCATCACGGGGAAAGAGCTATGCCGTGAATCTCATTCAGCCATTGGCAAGTGCCGCAATCTAAACGGGTGGGTACTGGAACTCCAACATAACGGGGAGGGTAAACCATGAGCCGACCACAATGGGAGAACGATGCCCTTTCTATTATCACGGGGGAGGGGGTAGCAAACGGGGACGCGCTCTGGGTGTTGGAGTGCATCCAAAAAGCGGCTGATGATGTCGCAGAAATGGACGATGCCGACCGATTCCCGCTTTACATGGAATACCACGGAAACGACAAGGCCGCGCTTTGCAACCTTGATGCGGAAACCTTCGCGGACGTCTTGGCATGCCTTGGAATTGACTTGCACCGCTTGGAGACCCTATGGGAGCGAAAACATATCGACCCGCCGATTGACGATTGGAGTATGGAATAAACAACAAACGAAACGAAAACAAAACAAAACAAAACATGAAAACACTTACAAACATTACATGCATACATTACTGCAAAAACGGGGGAGCCTATGAGGCAACCTATTCATTCATCCGCCCAAGATCAGCGAAAAAACCGACATTTATCGGGGCCGCGCGGATGGTCGCTCGCTTGTTCAATGATAGTCGGCGCGATGAATCAGAACCGATCACAAAACCCTGCGATATATCTGTCAGCAGAATCGAGGAGATGGTTTTTGCACGATAAACAAACGAAAACGAAACTATGAAAATAACATCTAAAAAATTAGACAGCAGAAGCCGATCTTACATCATCGAAAGCCCGTTTTACGGGGAGCGCGTCAATATCATAACCGATAAGGGCATTCACATGAAACACTGCATTCTTATGATCGGGTGCAATGGCATCCAAATTGAACGCAGGGAATTTGCCAAACTACTTTGGACAAGCCGCAGGTTGGAGAGGGGGGCGGCATGAAAAAACAAACGATCCTGGCTTTGGCTATCTTTGGTCACCTGTTCCTTTTCCTGTTCGTGGATTCGCTCTTTGAGGCTCCCACAAAGTGGAAAATGTGGGCATTCTACGGATCGTCCCTGCTATCCGTTGCAGTCTGGGCGGCGTATGTGATCCACGAGGACGACAACCCGAAAGGGGGCGCGGCATGAAGGTTAATTGGAAACTCTACGAGGATACCGAGGCCGACAAGTTCGCGTTTTTGGTTCGCATTGTGGCGGAGGTTTTTTCCGTCAATCCAGAACAAATCCTTTGCCGCTCACGCTTTGCCCGATGGGTTGAGCCAAGGCAACTTGTGGCGACCATTTGGAGCGAAAACCACTCACTCCAAGAGACAGGCTACAGGCTCGACCGGCACCATGGCGCGGTCATGCATGCACGGGAGCGCGTTAGGTTCCTTATCGAGCACGACGACCGATTCGCAGACAAGGTGCGCGAGTGCCTCCAACGCCTAATAAGCGAAGCCCCTATGGAAGAAGAAACCCCGAAAGAAAAAATAGCGTGATTAAACTATTTAGCTTGCAAGAGATGGCAGATGACTTGAAACTGCCTCCAGCCGTGGTTGCTCTCTGGGCTACTGATGGCTACATACCTTATGTAATGAGGGAAGGAATGCCCTTATTCGACCCCGTTGCGGTGGGGACGCACATCGCAAAACAATTAAACGAACTAAACAAAATCGACGATGGAAACACAACAGACACAACCACAAACTGAAGCGATTGCGGCGCACGAACCGCAAAACACGGGCATTCTGGCGCAAGTCGCGGCTGAAACGCAGGCATTCGAGCTTGTGCAACGGCAAGCGATGATGCTCTCTAAAAGCACCCTAGTCCCCAAGGACTTTGCTGGCAATGTAGCCAACTGCGCGATTGCCCTCAATGTGGCAAAGCGGACAAGGCTTGATCCGCTCATGGTCTGCCAAAACCTAGCCATCATCCACGGGCGGCCCTCGTGGTCTGCTACTGCGCTCATTGGCATGATCAACGCAAGCGGGAAGTTCTCGCCCCTGCGCTTTGTGTTCGATAGCGATGAAGCCCCGACTTGGTGCTACGCTGTTGCGCGTGATATGGCAACAGGCGAGGAACTCAAAGGCGAGCGCATTACCTTGGAGATGGCCAAGAAAGAAGGCTGGAGCACAAAGAACGGAAGCAAGTGGCTTACGATGCCTGGTCAAATGCTCCGCTACCGCGCCGCTTCATTCTGGAGCCGTGCTTACGCCTCGGACATGTCGCTGGGCATGTACACGCAGGACGAGGTGCGAGACTTTGCAGAACCTCCACGCAATGTGACCCCGAAGGCGAACCCATTCGTGGCTGAACCAGAACCCGAGCCAGAACCCGTTGAGGTTGTCGAGGCGCAGGTTGTCGAGGATAAACCAAAGGGGAACGCGAAACCCCATGCCGACAAGATTGCAGAAGCGTTCCAGAACATGGTCAAGGAGGTAGAACCATGAGTGAGCTAGTCTACAACCTCGGGCGCAAGTATTACGAGGGGGGCGCAAGCCCCTCCAACTTGGGCGGGTATGTGTCAAAAAGCATGCTATGGGAGTTTGACCAAAGCCCTTGGAAATGGTTCCACAGCGGCCCGAAAGAGACAACACCGGCGATGGAGTTTGGTAGCCTTGTGCATTGCTTGGCTCTCACGCCCACCGAGTACGCCGAAACCTATGCCGTGAGCGAATACGACTCGTTCCGCACCAAAGCGGCGCAGGAATGGCGGGATTCAATGGTGGCACAGGGTAAGGTCTGCATCACGCAGGCTCAACTCAATACCGCCAGCGAATGCGCGGAGGCAATCTTGAATGACCAAGACCTTCAGCCTGTCCTCGTTAATGGGTACAAGGCCGAGGTTGCTGTCTACTCGCAAATCGGGGAAACCAAGGTGCGCGGGATGATCGACATTATCCCGAGCGAAGGTGACTGCCTTATAGACCTCAAGACCACATCAAGCTTTGGCGATGTTAGCGATCTGGCTGGGTTTGTGGTGCGCGGTGGATACCATTGGCAAGCCGCACTCTACCTCGACCTATTCAATGCCGCCACAGGGCAAAATAGGACGAATTTCGTGCTTGCCTTTGTGGATAAATCTGCGCCTTATGAGTCAGCAATCGTCAACCTGTCCGGTGATTTCATCGAACAAGGGCGAATCGGATACATGAACGCCATAGCTAAATACCAGAAATGCGTCTCGGAGAAGATGTTCCCCAAGGCAGTTGAAGGAATACAAGAACTCTCATTCCCAAAGTGGGCAATCAAATAACAATACACCATGAAACAAACAATAGACATTAGCCTAGACACAACGAAGATCGATAAGACTGCTCTGTATGAGTCGCCAAAGAACGGAAAGAAGTACCTCTCCGTCACGGTTCTGATTCGTGAAGAGAAGGACAAGTACGGATACGATGGATTCGTCGTCCAGAAGATCAGCAAGGAGCGCAAAGCCGCAGGAGAGAAAGGCCCGATCCTCGGAAACTGCAAGATCGTTGACTGGGAGGCACAGAAGCCAAGCGTAATTAAGGCAATCCTTCAGCCAGACAAGTGGGATGATGATGACTCAGAAATACCTTTTTGAGTCCCTTTTTGATTGACATCAAGTCACCAAATGGTACACTTCTTGCGTATGAAAACATGCTTCAGATGCAATAAAGAAAAGCCATTAGATGAGTTCTATAAACACTCAATGATGGCGGATGGGCATTTAAATAAATGCAAGGAGTGTACCAAGGGCGATTCAAAAAAAACCTACGAAAAAATACAATCCATTCCAGAGCTTGCGATACGGGAAAGGGAGAGACAAAGGGTAAAAGAGAGCAAGAGAAGACTTGAAGGGAAGACCCAAAAATACAAAAAGGAGTTGAGGCGAAGCCCCGCAAGCGACATCTTGGCGAAGGCTGTCAGATCAAAGCAAGTTGAGAAAAAACCATGTGAAGTATGCGGTAAGATAAAAGCACAGGGCCATCACGAAGACTACTCAAAACCGCTAGATGTAGTTTGGCTTTGCGTGAGACATCATAACGATAGGCACATACATTTGAGGGATTGCAAAACACTCGGGAAGGAGCCACTTCCAATTGAAGAATTTATTTCCACTATTCAGAATAACATTTATGATTGAAATGCTAACACCAATGGAGGCGCAGAAGCTGGGTCATGTCCCGCTTACTCGCCCGTACAGAGAAGACTACGAACACGAAATGAGATGGCTTCGCACCGTCCTGCGTGACATGAGGGGATGCAACTTCTCCCTTGTGGATACTGGCAGAGGGCTTGAAGTCTGGCGCGATAAAAAAGAACTAAACACGATCAAAGAATAACACTATGAAACTAAAACAAATCTACGAACCAGTTCGCGCCATTGGCAGCGACCCGCATTTAACCGTGTCCCTCATGTCTGCCTTGGCATCACCCAAGCATCGCAAGAGCGGACTAATGGAAGCACTCAAACGCCTAGCCAAGAACTATGGAGTTGCTATTTAACGACCTGCCAGAAGAGCTTTCACCTCGCCTCAAGTGGCAGGAGAAGAAGGGAATCAAGACAATGCGCCGCGACGATGGGAAATGGGTGGCGTACAAGACCGAAACCCGCTTCAACAACTCCGACGAGACAGAGGTGGATGCTGTGATAGGACTGGCGAAGAAATTAAAATTAAAGTTATGGAGTGAAGACCCATGAGTAGAATCACCATAGGAATTGATGTTGGCGCAAGTGGCGCGATCGCATGGATTGACGAGCGAGGGAAGTCTTGCGTTGAGAAGATGCCAGACACCTTACAGGACTTGTGGGAGCTTGTTTGCGACATCACCAACTTCCCAAGGTCAGCGATTGACGGGCGCAAGTACAAGGCGTACATCGAGGCGGTTTCCAGCAGCCCACAGATGGGAGTCGTATCAGCGTTCAGCTTTGGCCGAGGCTACGGCAACCTTGAGATGGCACTTACAGCCGCAGGGATACCCTTCGAGCGGGTGCGCCCACAAGTCTGGCAGAAGGCGATGGGTTGCATGACGAAAGGCAACAAGAACATTTCCAAGGCGAAGGCCCAGGAGCTATTCCCAGACAAGAAGGTTATTCACGCTACGGCGGACGCATTACTCATAGCACTATATGGAACAAAACAATGAAAGAGAAATACATACCAGGAGAAGGATGCTTATGTCACGCTCACAGCGAAGCAGAATGCGGATGCGATGCTGATTGGACACCAATGGAAGTCTACGAGCTACGCGAGCAACGCGACATGCTGGCGGAGGCTTTACGGGAGCTGTGTGAAACATTGCTGAATGACAAACCACGCGACATCACCGAATCGCTGTACAAGGCTGGGGATGCCCTCGCCGCATGGAAAGGATGAAGCCATGATCATTGACGGAATGACGATGGTTCACAGGAATAAGTATCTAGAAAACATGAAGAAGTATCAAGAGATTGAGAACCTCATCGCAGACATCTGGTATCAGAATCCAAGGTGGCCATCGACATTCTCCGTATGCTGCAATGGATGCGGGAATAGTGCGAGAGGCGGCAGAGAGTGCATCTACTGCCTTGAGAAGGAACTTTCCAAATTGACATCGCAGGAGGATGCTAGATCCTTCGTGAGTGCAGTCAGACAGGTCTTAACGGCAGAGGAATCCTTGAGAGAGCATTCCAAGCCGTTCTGAAAAACAAACAAACAACAAAAAATGAAACCTAGGGTATATGTAATAATCCGAAACTGCGTAGAGGACGGCATCCGTTATGGACTCCGCCGAGCCTACAAGCACACCGACGAACCATCCGAGGACTTGCTGGAAAGCGAGATTCACTCGGCAATTATGAATGAACTCGATGACAAGTTCGAGTTTGAAGTACCAAGACTAGACTAATACTATGAGCGTATCACACAAACTAGAATCATGGCTCCTCAAGGGGAAGACCATCACCGCCCTGCAAGCCCTTAACAAATGGGGATGCATGAGGCTATCGGCACGGATCAACGAGCTTCGCAATGCGGGGTTCCCGATCCTTACGGACAGTGTAAAGCAAAATGGCAAGATCTTTGCTCGCTATCGTCTTGCCGCTTAATACAATCGGGCATGCCGGCAGCCTAGTTCATTGTCGCTGCACCACCCAGCGTCCGGCAAGGTGGAACCTTTAACAACCATGAATAGAATAACATCAAGAATAACCGTACTGCCAAAAGGCGAGCCAATCTTCAGCTATCAAGCTACTGAAATTAGCATCGTGGACGAAGCTGCTGGGCCATTTATTGAAATAAAGCAATTCCCTC